GAGTAACTTACAGCCTTGTCACGTACTGTGATCTGCTCACCAAGGGTGATCTGACCGGGTACGATCTGCTGAACATGATACTTGCCCTTAAAACGCTTTACTAGAAGATCGCCAAACTGCATCTCGCGTGTATTCATGAATGCGCCAGCGACATCAAGAGTAAGATAAACTGGGTCTACGTACTCTAGGATAATCTCTGCTAGTGCCTTCTTGTCTACCTTAGCTGCCTCCGCAAAAGCCTTTCTATGGTTGTCCGTTAAATTAGGGTCCTTTATTGCCATTTAGTTTTTTCCCTCCTTTATATCAAAGATTAGCCTAGTGCGGCTGCGCCACGTAGTTTGATTGTGATTGTGTTCTGTCCAAATATATCCTTGCCTACAACATGGCCGACAACTTTGTTGCCAGCGGCTGAACCGGATACGGTTGGCTTGCCTTCATTGCCAAGAGCATAGTCAGCATATACAAATGATCCGTAAGAATACTCTGACGAAATACCTGTATAGTTTCCTGAGCCGTATGTAACTGTGCCCTCATCATATGCAAGAGCAGCGCTACCAGATGGTACAGGTAGATTATAGAACAACTTTGGAATATCGTACTGCTTAATAGCAGTAGGCCATCCTGCGTTGTATAGTGTATCTGGGTCCATTGCGAATGCGCTTTCCTGCTCGTTTAGAGAGCCATCATTAATCGCATAAACCTGTAGACCATTAAGTCCGACACCATCGAAATATGGGCCGGGGTTAAGTGGCTTGAACCAGTCAACTGGGAAGACAGCCTTCTGCGCCTCTGCAAGAGTACGTGGAAGTGTCATGCGTCCGTTTGTGTCACGGAATGCAAGTCGCCCTCTAGGAGTTTCCTGATTAAGCCCTACACCGTCAATATCATCATACTTGTTAACAATAAATTGGGTACCGGGAACTGGGTTTCCTGTGTCAATAGCATTTGCCATTATAAACTCTAACCTCCTTTATTAAAAATTATCTAAAACGAAAACTTGGTAGTTCTTGAGTGCTGTTATCTACAACTTCGGGTCGCGGAATTCGTGTGTATCCGCTAGCAAATGCTACTCCCGCACCGGCAGATGCCTGTGCAGATGTTGCAGCCGCTTTAATTGCTGTGATATTCTCGACATAAAGATCAAATGCCTCGTCAGAAAGTGAAAGAACAAAGTCCTTTGTCTTCTGAGACTTCTCCGCATCTGCCTCTAGTGGGAATCCAGCCTCTGCCATCTTTCGAACACGGCTCTCAAGCATCTTCTCAGTCTTAAGTTCTGTATTCTCTGTCTTTAGTGCTGTAATTTCCTCAGTTAGACGAGTAATTTCCTCAGTCTTTGAAGCAGCCTCGGCTTGAAGTGTTTCAGCCAGAGCCTTTGCCTTTTCGGCCTCTTCTTTTAAAATTTGTAGTTCTTCTTCTGTCACGTTTATACCTCCTTTATCATTAGGATTTAGATTTCCTTCCCCTGATGATCCCTCTGCTTGCGCTATAAACGCTTTCATTGAAGCCACAAGTTCCTCGTCGTTTTTAGCAGAGGCCAACGCTAATAATGCTGTTCTTTTACCGTATGCTGGCTCACGTACAAATGTAGCAGCAGTAGTAACTAATTTCTTAATCCACTGTACTCCATTCTTTATTACTGAATCCCCATAGATAATTTCATATGAAATTCCGGGGGCTTCGTTATTGGCATAAGCCTTCTTTAGATACTCTATCTCTTCTGGAAATTCTTCCGCATACAGTACGGCATCAGCAAGAAGTTGGTGTGTGTCACCGGCTTCTGCTTTTGTCATATTTGTAATATGCCCTATTACATAAGAGCCTAAATGATTTCCGGCTCCTTGTCCTGTGTACATCATCTTAATTGGCATATTTATAGCGGTACTCATTACTTCATCAAAGTCTTCGTACTCTATTCCCTGTAGTAATCCTGCTGGTGCAGTTGAAAGTGGGGCACCCCTATCATCTGCAAAAACAAATTTTGCAGTAGTTAGATATGGGTTAACTTTCTTGTCATCGTCGTCGCTATCCGATATTATTTCGGCTAAGGCAACATTAAATAAGGCTATTTCCATCCATCCACCCCCTTAGGTGTGTTAAATTCTCTTTCCGGCTACCATACCAATGGTATAAACTGTATACATTATAAATATGAATAGCCAATGTTCAAATCCCTCATTACCATTTTGAATATATCTAATTGTGGCTAGTGCCGCAAAAAAAGAAGCCATCATAACAGAACTATGGTATATTATTGTTTTAGTAGGTAGGGAACATCTACGTAGGTATATAAATCCTACAATAAGTCCTGCTATAAAAGCAGTTAATATTGGTAATAATTTGGGCTCGATAGCTAATAGTATATTATTATCCATGACTTCGCCTCTCAGATTCTAACTGTAACTCAAGTTCTTGAATTTTTAATAGTTGAGAAATAGTTAGATTATTTAATCTGGTAAGTTCAGAGGAAAGTGAAAGTATTCTATGATCCCGCTCTTTAGCCTCTAATTCTAGTTGACTAATTCTTTCACCCTGAGCGTCTACCAAATCTTTGAGGGTATTTACTAGTTTATCTTGATTAGGACCAATGTTGTATTTGCGGGCTCCATAAAGCCCTAAAGCTGCTATCAATACTGTTCCAAATAGTCCAATTACTGATATGATAACATCGCTCACAGATACAACACCTACCTACGGGGCTCTTCAAGTTGAATTTGACCATAAATTTTTCTGCCCACAACAGCATTTTTTAAAATAACTGTATATGTTAAATCATCGCGCTCGCTATACTTTTCTATATCGTGCGCTAATATTAAAGCCTTGTCCGTTTCCTCAATTATAAGCCCCACAGATAGCGTGGGAGTTACGTCATCAATATCTTCGGGTAGGGAAGACGATGTAGCTATATAGTGATCTTCCCAAAATATAATTGCTATATCATACTCTTTCAACATAATTTAATTCCGGGCTACTTTTCAATAACATCGTTGGCAGTTACAATTAAACCGTACTGCTCCGCGACCTTGTTAATTAATTCAATCACATCCACATCCGGAAGTAACTCATCCGTAGATGCCTTAACCTTTGATGTTGGTTTACCCTTTAGGGAGGTTCCCGAATTACGCTGATTAACTGGTCTATTTTGGGAACCAGTTGGACGCCCTGCGCCATTCGTACCGGGTGATTGTCCGATCATTGGTGGTGGTGGGCTATAAGGAGTCGGTGTGAATGCCGGTAATCCCTTGGCAATTTCTGCCTCGTCCTTCATTAACTCAGCCTCAGTTTCGAAATCAAGACCAGCCATATCGTCACGGGTGATACGACTTACGTTACCCTCGGCGTATAGTTGCTGGAATACTGCTGCTGTTTTAATAAAGTCCTGAAGTTTAATTGTCTTCCAAGTTGGTGCTGGTCGGTTACGGAACCCATTAAGGTCCGATGCCTTCCAATACAACTCAGTATTAATCCACTCAAGGAGAGCAGATCGTAATTCCTCCATCTGTGGCTGGATTGCCCAAGTGGATACTTCAGATGCTTGCGCTCCTGCGCGTGCAGAGCCCGTCAATAGAATTCCAGGGAATCCTAAGCCCTCATCAAGTTCCTCGTTTACCTCACGGTACTTATCTTGATTCAACATCGCAGATACGTCGGGGGTAATCCAAGTCATCTTGGTTGTATGATTAGAGAACAGAACGAATAATCGCTCCATCTTTCTAGGATCGCCTGAGCGTGCTAGAATTTGTGTTTGTAGATTAAGAAGATTCCCGTTGGATTCCTCAGTGATTGGGAAATCCTTATCTCCCTCTTGCACCAAAAGGACAGCATTAATAACTCTGGCTGCAACGGCAAAATCCATGCGACGTAGTTGCTGTTTGAATACCAATGCCTCTAGGACATTGTATAAGTATGGTGTAGGATAAGGGGAAATAGAAAGTTCCTTGCGCAAGATAGGATCAGAGTCTAGTATCTCTATATCCTGTGCGCCGGATTCAATCTGGCTTACATAAGCGGGGAAATTCTCTGTCCACATCTTATATTTTAACTGCTGCTCTTTTATTTTACCACCTTTATTTTTAATAGCGCGGCGGTCTGAATCAGTTACTTTCAGATAGTACGCTTTCTTTCCCCAGCCTACCCAAACAACTTTCACAAGAGAAGGTGGGTACATATCTAATTGGGGAAGTATGTAGGTTTTATTTGTAACAAGGTCAGGGCTTATATCCCTTCCCTTTTTCTCCACCCATTCAATCTTGGGTAGAATCATGCCTGAGAGAAAATATTCTCTAGCAGCATTATGGAGGAATCTCATCAATCTGGAGGGCTTGTCGTGTAAGACGGTACGGAAATATTCATTCTGTTCGTCTGTTGTTTTTCGTTGCCCATTACGTAACTCAGTGATTGCCAATTCCTCTAGGCGATCAATAACCTTCGTTATCGATCCACCACGCTGATAAAAATCATAACACATTCGAATTACATGGTGGTAATCTCTGGGTATCATTAATTTTTCAGGTGAAAGCCCCGCATATTGGTAAGCCATATCTGCGGAGGCTGGCATATAAAAACCGCCGAAGGTTTCTTCGACGGAAGTTGCAAGCGCCTTTGCTAATTTTGTAGGTTCAATTTCATCTGCCACTTATAACACTCCATATGGGTCTAGCCACTTTGCGGGCAGTAATTTTATTTTGACTTCTTTACGTTCAGTGAACAAGGGTTCTCCGTATCGGAATTGGTATGCCATAATAGCACACATCATTGCTGCAAACTGGTGGTCATCTGCTGTCTTATATACAGGATCACCAGTTGCAGAACGAGTAAACTTTGTTCGTTCCAACTCACTCATCAGGTTGTCATCCTCGGCTGAGAAACAAAACCTAATTTGTTCCTGCGTCCAACGACTTGCTGTTTCTACGGCTACCCTTTTAACCAAATCTTTCTTCTCAACAATTTCTCCATCTTCATCCTTGGCGGCTACAGCCATCTGTGCGCCAAACTCAACAGGGAAAATTCTATCTGTAAATTCGCGTTCCTTGTAGGCAGGATCAGCATTCTCTCCGCAAAGGTCTTGCCATTGTACCTTACCCGGCCCACCCATATCCATGCCTATAAAATTAAATTCATAGGTCTGGTCAAGGAGTGTAAGAATGTCCCTTTGAAGTTTATACTCGACACGTTGCAGAATAATTCTACTAAGGTTCTTCCAGAGTCCTGTCGTAGCATCTTCATACATTATAAAAAATACTGCGGGATCGGGAGAATACCCTACGTCATATCCTATACCAACTCTAGGCTCTACTCCCCATTTTTTGGGAATAGGGGGCATTGATATTACGTCCTCTAAATGATATGATACTTGTCCGGTATTGATATCAGTTGTTTTAACTTTATCAAGCATGGCTTGTGTTACAACGATACGATCAACTTCATAATTCTCTTTCTTAAACCTTACTCTGTCAAAAACAGAGAAAGTGGGCACACCGTGCTGCCCAAGCACGAAATGCTTATAATCTTCGGTATCTTCCTGTAGGGAAGAATACTCTTTACGGCGACGATACTCGACCTCAGGGCTCCACCAACTCATCATTGTTTGAGAAATGTTGTAGCTAATGTAGTCTGGGTCTTGTTGGTCACATACGTAAAGAACGTTATCTTTTCTTTCACCGTTCGGCACACCAGAGACAATCATCTTATGGTTGGGTATCTCAAATTTGAGACAGTTCTGCAAACTCATCCAGGTAGTCCAAGGAAATTCCTGTGCCTCATCTACCCAAATTTTAGTTGTATGCACACCAATAACGTTATCTTCTGATCCAGCCGCACCGGCAATACGTAGTACAAACTGGAAGCCATTTAGGAAATCAATACGTCCTTCAGACATATTAATTCTATTCTTATCTACAAGTTTGGAGATGAGCCAGTGTTTTCTACAGGCTCCCGCAATACGTCCGAATGACAAATCTTTCTGTGATTTGTTAGGTACCATAACGAATAAGTTAGGTGTGTCTCCCCTAATAAAATCCCCTGAGATTACCCAGAAGTAAAGCATCTCAATCATCGTTGTTGTCTTATGTACAGAACGTCCACAGGCCATCGCCATGCGGTTCTTCCTGCACGCTGTCCATGCTCGCTCATGCAACTCTAGAGGCTTCCAATTCATGGGATCGTACTCTGGATCAGCCTCATTAATAAACTCTCTGAACAACACTGGATTCTGCAAGATTTGTGCAAACATCCACTCTGCTTCTAAACGTTCTCTATCGTCCATGCCCTCACCTATCTTGTGTAACGAATAATTTCCCCACAGTGAGGACACTCAGTAGAAAATTCTGCAATGCTTACAAGGTCTGGAAAGTTTAGCCAGTACCTAATCAATTCTATTTCGCACTTCGGGCACTCAACGATTTGTGTCTTCCTATTGAAAAACTCCACTGACTTCTGAAGTACGCTATCAATCCATTGGGGAACATCATCTACTGACTTTTCTTTTCGGGCTTTACGTGTGATGCCAAGTTTCTCCTGCACATCAGCAACGCTCATGTTCAAGTTTCGCTGGAAATCTCCGAGGTTCTTAAGGACCATAATATCGTCCTTGCTCTTGGAGGTTTCCATTTCCTGTATTGTACGAATATCTCTGTCAACATTCTCGCTTTGAATAAGCAGCCGAACAAGATTATTGAGGGCTTCTACATCGTTGGAGTCGTTTAAATCAACAGCAAACTCTTGCTTTAGA